CCTCTTGTTTCTATCGTGGGTGGTGGTGGATTCGGCGCTACTGCTACCGCTGTTATTACCAATGGTGTAGTTAGTAGAATTCTGGTCGAATCGCCAGGTCAAGGATATACATCACAACCCACCGTTTCTGTTTCTGGTGGGGGTGGAACAGGTTGTACTGCAACAGCATCAGTTCGTGGTCCGATTCAATCCGTATCTGTTACCAACTCTGGTAGCTCGTACACACTATCTCCTGAAATTAAACTGAATTCGGGTGAAGGTGCTGTTGCACAACCAATTATTATCAATGGTCGTATCGTTTCTATCGCTATCATTGCTGCTGGTAGAGGATATACCACTGCACCTGAAGTTGTTATCAATGGTGATGGTTATGGTGCTGTTGCTAGAGCAACTATTGGTACCATTGGTGAGGATAGAGGTAAGGTTATTGGCGTTACTGTTGTAAACAGAGGTATTGGTTATTCCACTGGAATGACTACCATCCGCCTTGAATCTATTGGTGAGCAAGCACAATTCTCTGCAAATGTCTTTGAATGGACTCGTAACCTTCAAGATGAACTGTCTCTGAACTTTGACGCAGCGCGTGGTTACGTGTTTGCTGGATATAACACCCAATATGGCGGTGAATATGCACACGTTTCCGATCCTAAGCAACTGAGATACGTTCTTGGAGACAACGTGTTCAGAAATCAGTCAACTGGTCAACTCCAAGAACTGTCTACTGGTTATGTTCACTCCCCAATTCTTGGATGGGCATTTGATGGTAACCCGATTTATGGTCCATATGGTTATATCGATGCTACCGACCAGTCTTCTGGCATTAGAAGAATCCGTTCTTCTTACAAGGTTAAGGATGCACTGGTATATGATGCTGCAACAAATCCAAACCCTGTGCGTGCAGATGGTCCACTTCTCACTGACTATCCTGCGGGTTCATTCATTGATGACTATGAGTATGTCTTCCAAGAGGGCGATCTAGACCAATATAACGGTCGTTTCTGTAAAACACCACAGTTCCCCGAGGGTGTGTATGCATACTTTGTTTCTATTGATGCATCTGACTTCGGTAATCCAGTTTTCCCGTATGTTTGCGGTCCTCAACTGTATTCTTCTCCCGATCAGTGGAACTACTCTCAGAATGCTGTTCAGACTAATATCCCAGCAGATGTGGTTCGCTTCCGTGATCCATATGAGGATGTTGATATTGATATTGACCGTCAACCCAACCAAGACACCGATACTCTTGTTACAGAAGAAGGTCTTGATCTAATCTTTGAAATCGAAGATACTAACAGAAACGGTATCATTGATGGTGATGAATCTACCGCAACAATCAATATTGCTGAAGAACCTGTCCTGCAACTCTTTGATTACTATCCTAGAGTTTCTACTCGTTCTGAAGTTGACATTGACATTGAAACAACTACCAAGTTTGAGGATGCTCAAGTTGACGGATTTGTTATTGAGAACCCTGGTATCTCCTATAAAGTCAGTGACAAACTGTACTTTGATAATGAGGGCACTGAAGGTTTCGGTGCATCTGCAAAAGTTGATGCTGTTAAGGGTCTGACAATTTCTGGTTATTCCAGTTATATGTCAAATGATACTCCTTATGGACGTATCACCACTCCCGATGAGCACGAATTGCGTGTTGGCGATGAAGTTATCGTCCAAAGTACACCTATTATCGACGATACCAACAAGACCTTTAAGGTTAAGGTCATCTCTGGTGTTGAATCTGTTACTGTTACTCAAGCTGGTTCTGGTTACTCCGAAGAACTACCTCCCACATATGAGGTTATCTCTTCCACTGGTCAAGACTTTAGAATTGACATCCCAAGAACAGAAGCGGGTGCTGTTAACACTGTTAATATTATTAACTCTGGTTCTGGATACGATAAGGACGAACCCCCTCAAATTCGTGTCTCTCACCCACAGAGATTTAAGAAAGCAACTTACTTCCTGTCCTTCTTGAAGGAAAATGCATCTACAACTACTATCACTGATGTTAAAGTTGCAGATGACAGGACAATCTATGTTTGTGGTAAAACTGTAAAGTCTGACGGTGATACCGCTGGTATCCTCGCTAAGTTCAACAGCGATGGTCGTCTTCTCTGGCAGCGTACATTGTTCCCAACTGTTCCCGCATCAGGGACCAAGAGTTTGGAATGGAAAGCACTGTATGTTGAAAACAGCAATCCCCACAACATCTATGTTGTTGGTGAGACTGTCCCCAACAGTGTTAACCTTACACACAATCCTGACGTTGTTGTTGCTAAGTATAGATCTGGTTTCGATAATGCTAACAACCCTGATGGTATTATCCAGTGGCAACGTGATATTGCTGGTATCTCTGGTAGCACCAGACGTGACTATGCATCATCTATTGCCCTAGATCAAGATGGTAGGGTGATGATTGGTGGTTATACCGATGCAAACTCCCTTGCTCCCGACGATATGTGGGTAGCACTGCTGGATATTGACGGCACCATTATGGAGAAGCGTAAGATTGCTTCTGAAAGTGGTAGTGAGCATCTGGTGGATCTCCAATGGAAATCCAATGACACCTTTATGTTCATCGGTATTTCTGATCCTGCTGGTGCAAGTGATATTATTCTTGGTGAAACTTACTACGATACTGCAACTGTTGAACTGCAGTGGGCAAAGAAAATTGAGAGTGGCGCATACAAGTTTATGCACCCCACCTTCACCATTGATGAATATGGTGCTGTATATGTCGCAGCAACTGCTGTGAATGCTCAGGACAAGAATTATGGTGTGTTGTACGTCAAGTTTGATAATAATGACTACACTACACCTGTTGAGCACAAGATTTATGTTCCTACTGGAACCTATGATGGATGCCACAATGCTGGTATTAAGTTCGACGTGTTTGGTAACATTGACCTTGGAGTCTCTGTCACTAAGGCATTTAATGATGTTCAGTCCACAACTCTGAAGATTTCTTGGAATAGTGGCAACATTATCAGTGCTTCCTCTGCAAGTGAGAGTAGTGGTATTGGTTATCACGCTGTTGACTTGTCAAGTGATAACTCTGGCGACACAGTTGTTATCGGTAATAAGGTTGAAGCAGATCAACTTGCAATCTTCAACTGGAACACTGCCGATAATCTGCTTGATGAAACTTACAATGACACTCTGAAAACTGGTACGAACAAGGCTTGGTATGATCCTGCCTTTGCAACTATCGATACTTCTAAAAAGCAAGATGGTGCATCTTCTGTTCAGATCACAGACTTCAACTCACTTGTTCTTCAATATGGTTCTGATGTAGCAACTGAGTGGGCATCTGAAGCTTATTTCGCAATGCCTGCAGCTACCTACACTGCAAATAACACTGAACCTGAGTTCTTCTCTGTTTCTGATGCTCTGAGCAACACTGTTAAGTGTGGTCTTATTGCTGATCAATCAGATGCCAATAATGGTAAGGTGTTTATTGATATTGGAGGATCCACAACATATTCTGCTGCAGCAACTTATCGTGCAGCGTTCAATGGTGAAAGCTTCGTTCACGTTGCATTCACTAAGGAGCGTCCTGGTGTTGGTAACTATCGTTATCGTGTTTTCATTAACGGTACACTTGCTCTCGAAACTTTGAGCACAACTGTTGATGTCAATCTTAAGGATGCAACCCTTGGACCTGTATCCACACCGAATTCCACCAATACCTGGATGGGATGGGTTGATAACTTTGTTGTCACCCCAGCATTCAAATATAACGATTCATTTACCGCTGCAGTTGTTGCTGGTACAAACAGCGCAACTCAAGCATTCCTCTACAAGATTGATAAGGACAAGACGAAACTTGGCACCTTTAACCTTGATGATGTTGAGACAGGTCACACTCTTGTAACCGCCGCTGAGAGTGGTTATACGTTTAATACCCAACCCGTTACTATCAATCCTTGGGTTATTGGTCCTGCAGGTATTCAGATTCTTGATTATTCTGATGTAACCTCCACTCACGTTCCTGGTATCTACACATTTACAGATACTTCAGAGAAGTATAGTGAGAGAACTGCAACTATTCCTACACAGGGTGGTACGAAGCTTCTACTTTCTGCAACTGTCATTCCCAAGTTCTACTTGCGTGATGCAAAGTATAACAGTATTGACCTTGTTAAGACGCTTACATTCAATCAACCTGCATCTTTCACTAAAGGTTCTATCCTACAGCAGTATTCTGTGATTGGTGGAAGCGATGTTGTTTCTGCATATGGAACAATCGTTGAAGCTGGAACAAACTATGCAAAGATCGGTAAGATTATTGGTAACTTTGACACCACAAAACTCCTGAAGTCAACGGCAGGTGACATCAATACTCTTGATCGTAACTTCACTGTTGAAACTACAACACCTCAATGGGTTGAGAACTTCTCATATACTGTTGGTGATGTTGTTTACAATGCTGGTAAGGTTTACACTGCAACTTCTACAGGCGTTTCTGGTCCTTTGGAACCAGAGCACACCACTGGTATTGTGACCGATGGTAATGTCAACTGGTCTTTCACCAGTGTTTCTGGCAGTTTCGACGTTGATCTGGCAAATACTGCTTACAATGGCAGCACTCTGGGAGCGTTTACTTCGTGGAGAGCATTTGCTGCAGAAGATTATACTATTAAGATTGAAGAAATCTATGGTGATTCCACCTTTATTAAGGGCGACACCATTGACGCAGATGCAGTCAACCTGCAATTTACTGTTGATGCAACTGGCAAGATTGCTACATTTGCTGGATTGATCGGTGTCAAGAAGTTCTCTTTGATTGCTACACTTGACAAAGACGTTATTCCTGCTTCTGCTCTTGCAAATACGGACCTTGTATACTGCTCTGCTAACAGCAGACACAACTTTGAGGCAAATGAAATCATCTTTACAGAGAGATTTGCCACTAATGACTACAACGGATCCTTCTTTGTTGAAGAAGTCTTTAGTTCTAGAGAGTTTACATTCCGTTTGAGAGCAACTGCTGTTCAGGATCCCACATTCTCAGGCACAGGTTCTTCTGTTTCCAACGTCAATATCTACGCCAAGCACCCCAAACTGCTGTTTGTTCGCTATCACCAGTACATTTTTGACCTGGATGATCCATCAAACCTCGGTTATTATCTGTCTTTCTCTAAGGATAATCAGTACAAACTGGAATATCCGTTTATTAACATCATTAGAGAGGGTACACCTGGTCTAACTGACGATGATTCGCCTACTCCGTTGGTTAAATTCATCGTTACAGACTCTGTTACCAACATTTCATACTATTTTGATCCATCTAGAACTGGAGCAGACTCTCCTGTTGGTGAAGGATCCTTTATTGACGTTATCCAGAGTCCTTATTCTGGTAGATTTAGAGTTTCTGCAACTGGAACTCAAGGAACTACCTTCGATTTCCCACTTCTCGTTGAACCTGAGAAGACTATCGCTCCCGTTGGTAATAATGAGTTTGGAAACCCACGTTCCCTCTATTCTACAACCTCTCCAAAAGCGATTGGACCTATTGCAAGCATCAAGCTTGTCAACCCAGGTGGTTTCTACCAGAAACTTCCCATCGTTACAGACATCGCATCGAACAGAGAGATCGAAAAAGTTCGTATTCTCAACGGTGGTACTGAATATGTGAACGGTATTTATTACAACGTACCTATTACTGGTGATGGTGAAGGTGCAAGTTGTAACATTACAGTTCAGGATGATGGAGATTTCACTGGTGTTATCACCGATGTCACTCTCACGTCTGCTGGTAAAGGATATAAAACTGCATCTATCGACGTTGATGCTATTCCTGGCATCCTTGGACCCCTGCTTGCAGGTTCTGGTGCACAACTTGAAGTTGTGATTCCTGATGAAGGTTCGGGTGCATCGGTGTTCCTGCAAGGTAAGAGCATCGGTAAGATTAAGAAGCTGAAGAACAACGAATTTGGTTTCGGTTATTCTCACGACTATACTCTGAGACCCGAAATTACTTTCCCTGTCAACCTTCAACTGTTTAATACCGCTATTCTGTCAGAGATCAAGATCACCGATCCTGGTTCTGGTTACACCTCCGTTCCTGCTGTGGTTATCAGTGGTGGCGGTGGATCTGGTGCAGAAGCAGAAGCAATCGTCAAGAACAACAGACTTTCTGAAGTTATCATCAAAAACCCTGGTTCTGGTTATTCTTCCGAACCGACTGTTACCCTGAAGTCTGAATTTAACTACGTTGTCAACGTTGACTTGGGTTATTTGCAGTTCAACTTCCCGCACGGCATCACAACTGGTGCAGAAGTGCAGTTGAGAGCAGAAGATCTTGGTTCTACGGTTGGTATTTTGCCGAAACCGAGTTCTGCAGGTTTGGTTAGCTTGAACCCTAATCAGACTTACTATGCAATCGCTGGTGAGCAAAACTCTTTGGAATCCGACCAACTTCGTATTGCACTGACCAAACTTGATGCAGAATCTGGTTCTTTCATCACATTCTTGACTCAAGGTGAAGGTCGTCAGGTTCTGTTGACCGAAGTGTTCGGTGGTCAAGCGACTGCAATCGTTGAAACCTCCAGATTCCTTGAAGGTGAACTTGTTTATCAGGGTTCTTCGCTGGAACTTGCATCTGCAACTGGTTATGTTTCTACTAACGAAGGTTGGCAGATCGGTCCTCGTATCCTGAAACTTGAAAACTATGATGGTATCTGGAAAGAAGGTGAGCGTGTAACTGGTCAGGTGTCTCGTGCATCTGGTTTGGTTGATAACCTGTCTATTGCTCGCGGTACTCTGAACATTGCATCTCTGACTAATACACCTGGTCAGTTTATCGATGACGTGGGTAAACCCTCCGAAATCGTTCAGAAGATCCAAGATTCTTATTTCTATCAGAACTTCTCTTACGTTATTAAGTCTCAGACACCTATTAACGACTGGAGAAAGTCTGTTCTGGAAACAAATCACCCTGTTGGTTTCAACCTCTTCGGTGAACTAGCAATCACGGGTGGTAAGGATATTTCGGGTCGTAAAGTTATTTCCGACTTGATCAAGGAAGTTAATATCAACTCCTTCACTAATATCAATGAAATTACATCATTTGCTAACGCACAACCGATCTATACCCAGTTCAATAACACTGAGGTACTTTTCAGACAGAAGAGACTTACTAACTCTGAGGAAATTCTAACCTCTATCGTTAAGAAGATCGATGATGTTTCTGGTGACTTCAATGGTATTAAAACTCAGTTCCCGCTGAATGTTGAGGGTGAATCTATCACAGCAACTGAAACTCAGATGTTTGTGTTGATTAACGGTGTTGCACAGGCACCTCAAGAATCATTCTCTACTGCTGGTCCTTCTATTGTGTTCTCTGAACCTCCAAAGGCACCTTCTAGAATTAAATTCCGTGAACTTACATATTCTCAAATTTCTCTGACCCGTTTAACGTTCAGCAATATTGGTGGTATCTTCCCGCTGACTGGTAATACTGTTAGAGGTATTGTTTCTGAGGCAACCGCAACTGTTATTGATTCTGGTGTTGACTACATCGATGTTTTTGATATTGAAGGTACATTCCAAACCAACGAACAAATTCTGAGTAGTGCAACTGGATTCAACTCCACTCTTGCAACTGTAAACCCCGTTACTTCTAAGACGATCTTTGAACAAGGTGAGAGAATCACCAACCTCAAGGGCGACTTTGCAATTATTGAAGAAAATAACTTGTCTGGTGGTGTTATTGGTACTGATTTGGTCGTTTCTCGTACTTCTGGTACTGATAAGTTTGAGACTGGTGAATTTAACATCAAGTTCAACGATGTTATCTACTCTTCCAGATCTAAAATTGCCGCAACTGTTACTGTCATCGCTCCATATACCGATGATACTAGCAATCAGGTTATTGACCAGGTTGATTTGTCTCCTGCATCTTCGTTCTTTGCTCTTGTCTTCCAGAGAGTTCCCTCAACAACATTCCCGAACGTCATTCTTGACGACATTGGTGAAACTGTTATTAACCCAACAGAACTCAATGATCTTGAGACTCCTAATAACCAAGATTTCCTTGACTTTGAGTCTGTTCGCAACCAAGAAATTCGTTACGATCAGCTGACTGGTACCGATTTTGCACCTGGAACCAATATCAGATTGAAGAAGATTTACTTCGGCAACTCTTCTCTCAAGCAAGTTACTGATACTCGTGCTAAGAACGCATCTGACGCATTGGTGAAGAATGCACGCTTCATTGCTGAAGAAGCCGTGGGTGATATGTTGAATTTCTACCCCTCCTTTAGTATCAATAGTGTTGGTGGTAATCAGGATTGTATGGATGACATCGTTGATGTTATCAACGCAGCTGCTTGGCAACTTGAGTTTGATGGCAACTCTGAGATCTGGGATATTGCTAACACATATGTCCAGAACCAGGCAATCTACCATCTTGACGGTGCAGTTCCTCAAACCATCTATGCAATGAACGCAGCAAGAGATCTTGCTCTGAAGTGCATCAGAATGGAGAATATTGATACTGAGTATACAAATCTGACTCAGTGGAAGGATCTGACTCTAACTCCTGAATATGAAGTTGTTAGCAACAGTCACGCTGACGCTCGTACACTGATCCTTGCTAACAAGTGGTATATCGCACACGAATCACTGCACTACGCTAAGGTGCAGAATCCATCTCTGACAGTTCCTGGTGGAGATGTTAACTGCCTGTCCGACATCGTGGATATGGTTGAGTCGATGGCATATAACTTGGCACACGGTGGTAATGATTTCGTTTACGATGCAACTCGTTACTATATGGCAGGTGCACACGTTGCTGGCTATGAAGATGACACCGTAAATGCCTTCACCAAGGCAAAGGCGATGGCAATCAGCATTATGAGAAACGAAGCTGTTGTTAAGCAAGGTTCCCACGGTTGGAACCAAGTGACTGACACTTCTATTACTGCCGATCCTGCTAACCCGACTTGTCAAGCAGTTGCTGCTGCAATTACAACTCTGATGGATATTCCCATCAATGCTCTGGGTACTACAGCATCTCCTGGAACTTTGGCAGCATTTGAAGCAGCATATACCAAGACTGCACCTCAAGCAAACTATGCTGATGGTAGAACATCTATCGGTAGCAGCACTGCTTGCGTGAGTCAGACATCTGCTGTTACCAACTTTATTAAGATCATTACAGATTCTTTGCAAGATCCTACAGGTGCAGATCCTGCAACCTATCAGTGGTCTATCAGTAATGTTACTCGTGTTGAACCCCCTTATGCGTTTGAAGATAACGAAACTATTCGTTCTATCAAGCACAACTATAGTAATAAGTCTTCTGGTGGATTCTTCAACTTCGGTGACACGATGAAGGGTATCACCTCTGGTGCTACCGCCGAAATTATCGGTACAAATGCTGGTAACAAGTGGATCTACACCAAGGGTGTTACTGGTTCGTTCTCTGGAAATGAGTATATCACCAACTCCAAGATTACCTATGCAAACGTCTCCGTAGACAACATTACATTTGGTGTTGGACCTGGATCTCTTGATTTCAGTGGATCTGGTAGCAAAATTGATATGATTGCTGACCAAAGAGTCAATTTTGGTACTGCCGACTTCACTATTGAAGCTTGGATTCGCCCTGACAGCGTAACTGGTGTTCAAAGAATTATCGACGCTCGTCCCACATCTTCAAGCGTTGCACCAACAATCTTTATGAGTGGAACCTCTCTCCGTTATGGTACTGGTGCTGGTGACCATATCACTGCTACTGGTGCTATCACAACCATCGATACCTGGTATCACATCGCTGTTTCCCGTGCATCGAACGTTACTAAGATGTTCGTGAACGGTACGCAAGTCGGTTCTGATTATACCGACAATAACGACTATGGCGATACAGCGTTCAAGGTTGGTGCTGCTTGGAACAATGGTGAAACCTATGACGGACATCTGGACCAAATGGTCATCAGAAAATCCGCTGCATATTCTTCTACTTTTACTCCCCCCACCGTATACACTACAATATACGAAGGTCTTGATGTCACATTCGGTCTTAACGGTAGTCAACCGTTCCCGATGGAAACTACTGCAATCTACGCGACTTATGGTCAGACCATAATCTCTTCTGCAACTGCTGACGGTGTTGAACTGTGGCGTAGTGAGATTATGACTGAGGAAGTTGATGTTTCTCGCGATGATTATCGTGAATGTGCTGAGATCATTGATAAGAACCGCTTCTGGATTGCAGAAGAAGCAGTTGGTCGTATGAAGGCAAAGTATCCTGACTTTGTTATTCCTGGAGACGTTGGTCTCGCTACTACAGGTACCGACAAGTGTCTCCGTGATACTCACTCCTTTATCATCCCCGCAATCATTAACGATCTTCGTTATGGTGGCAACTTCAACACTATCGTTGCAGGTCGTGGATACCTGGAAGGATCTGGTGCTCTGAAGCACGTGAATGGTGAACTTCTCCAGTCCATCTATACCTGGCGTGAAGTTGGTAAGATCTGTATTGATGTTATCACTGCAAACCAAGATGATCTGACTGGTGAATATACCGACAGAATTCGTGTTCCCAACTACTTCTCTTCACCAGCGTCTTCTCAAATCACAACCTTTATTACTGATCTGATTGACAATATGTTGGATGTTATTGCTCCAACTGGTCACAGATTCCGTGATGGTGCTGACCTTCTCTACTTCAACCGTAAGTCTATTGCTGATGAGGCAGTGGCAATGCTGGAAGAGAAATGGCTTGTCAACATTGCGTTCTATCAGCAAAGCAAACTCACTATCCCCAACAGAGAGAAGTGCATCCGAGATCTCAGAGATCACATTATCCCTGCTGTTGCTGGTGACTTGATTACTGGTGGTAACTCCAATATCCAAGGTATTATCGATTCTTACCTGGATAGTCAAGAAGACATCAACTACATTGAAGGTGAACTTCTTCCTATGCTGGATGCATTTGAAGATGTGAAGTTCCTGTGTGGTAAAGCACTGGAAAACCTGTTGGTTGGTCGTAATGAGAACATTGCTAACCTGACTGGAACTAACGCTCAAACAATTAACGATTTCTATCAGTATCAGTACACTGACCTCCCCGCATACAGAAAGGTTTACGATCCTGCTGTCAACTACAGTGTTGATGGTGCTGAAATTACTGAGAGCACTTTCTATCCTCCCGATCCCCACATCTTCTCTGGTACCGATCGTGCACTTGATTCTGCAAACATCCTAGAGGCAAATGCACGTATCATCGCTGAGGAAGCGGTTGATCTGGTTATGAAGACCTCTGCGTTTAAGCATAATGGATTCAAAGTTCCTGGTGGTAAGGTCAACTGTGAAGATGACCTGGTTGATTACATCAATGCAGTCTGCCACGACCTCAGATTCACAGTAAACGAGAAGTCTTACGACGCATCTGCACTCTATCTGGATACTCAGATGGGTCTGCAGCACGTTACCAATCAATCTGCAGAGACTGTTCACGCCTATAAGTTGGCACGTGATATGTCAATTCTCGCGATCCGCAACAAGCTTGGGTTTAATCCCTTCGAGGAGTCCACTGGAGGCGGTGGTGCTCTTGGTGGCGGCGGTGGCGGTGGCGTCCCTCGCGGTGATTATGATAACAATGCAACTGCAAATGGTTTCTACGATTCTGCAAATAGCATTGAAAATAACCTTAGATTCATTGCTACAACTGCAGTTGGACGTGGCATCACAAACTATCCTTCTCTCGTCATCCCTGGTGGTTATCAGAACTGTGTTGACGACGTTATTGACATCCTGAATGCTCTGATCTTCAACTTGAAGCACGGTGGCAACAACAAGATGTACTACGCAACTGAGTTCTACATCAGCAACGCTAACGCAGTTGTTCACGTGCTTTCTCAGGCAACTGAGACCAAGTACATTATGGAACAGGCACGCGATATTGCTATTGAGGTTCTCAGAAATCAGTCTGTTACAACCAACGGTACAACAGAAGGAACTCAAGCGATTGACAGCACAATCACAACTGACAGTGCTAACCCTACTTGCCAGAATGAGGCAGCAGCAGTTACAACACTGATGGGTATTCCTATCAACCTGTTCACGCAAACTGCTAACCCTCAGGCTTATCTGAATGGTGTGACGAGAACACTTCCTGATGAGTGGCCACTTACTGGTGAGCGTGCACTCAGACGTGACATCGATATTACCTATGATATGGCAGGTAACGGTGACTGTGCTCTGGTTTCTGCTTCTATTGACACCCTGTTCTCTTACGTGATCAACGTCGTTGAAACTGCTGCAGCAGGTAGCGGCAACTGGTTGACAAATAGTGGTCTCGTTAGAACCACCAAGGCAACTGGTAACACTCTGAATAATGGTGGTGGTCTTTGCTACAACGTTAGATCTGCTTCCAATGTTCTCTTCGATCTTCTTGAGGATACTCTGGGTAGAGCAGGTGAGATGTATCGTCAGGCAGCACGTCTGCTCATTATCAACGATAATTACATCAACCGTGAGGCATACTACAAGACTGCTCAGCAGTATAGTGGTTATGGTGGTGATGAAGCATACGGTAGTGCTATCCGTAAAGCATTCATTTACGACTTGCTCACCGATGGTAATGCTGCAACCCTGCAACTCGTTAACTCTTGGTTCGATGCTGAGGGTAACTTTATTGCATTCCCTGGCGTCTTCAGAACTTATTTGATCTATCACGCAACTGCAATTAAAGATTTCTGTAAGGAAATCATTGGTCAGAGAGCAACTACTCCTGGTGTTTACAATCAGGAACCCACGTACACGGATCGCGAACTTCGCCCAACTGTTTACGCTGAGCATAAGATCGATCAACTTGATCATTTTATTCAGACTGCTCTGCTGCGTTCTACTCCTCCGACAGTTATCCTTAAGCAGTCCTTCGACGCTGGTGTTGCAGTCAATACCAACGGTTCTATCACTGCTGCGGGTCATCCGTTTGAGGCATACGATAGAGTCAATTATCAAGTTCTCGGTAGCAATATTGCTGAACTTACATTCACGCAATATTATATTCACCCCGATACGACTGCAAATACCATTTGGTTGGCAGAATATATCGATGGTCACAAGATTACAAGTCTGACACCTGGAACTGCAGGTCAAATTCACACTCTCGTCTGCTTGCGTGAGAGCGGTATTGACAGAATTGCCACTACATATGGTGATCGTGTCATTCCTACTCCTATCACTGGTGGTATTCAACCTGCTGACATCTTCTATGGCACTTCTTCGGGTGCATACGGTGAGGTTATCCGTATTCAGGACAACCTCGCAGAGGTTATGTACAAGGTTAAGCACGCAGAAGTTAATGTCACAACTGAAACCTTCTTCACTCTTGGTGAAACTGTGGTTGTTCAGGGTGCTACTGGAAATACCTCAACGTTGCTCGCTTCTACTGGAGCAACTGGTACGGGTTACGTCAAACTCATCGTCAATGGTGGTCAATTCCAGCAAGGTGATGTTATTGAGGGAACTACTAGCGGTGCACAAGCATCGATCACAAGTATTCCCGACGATAGAATCCTGGTCAACTTCGACAAGGGTGAGTTCATTGCAACTGACATCATTTACTCCAAAGAAGATTCTGGTAAGGCAAATGCACTAATCGTCCGTAATAATGACGGTGCTCTTACCGCTAACCAACTTGGTCGCGTTACATTTGACATCGAAACTGTCAAAGGCGAATTCAAGGAGAGAGATGTTATCTACGGTTCTGTTACCGATCAGATCATTGATATTGAAGGATTTAATATTCTTCCTGGATTTGGTGAGTATCTGCACTCTACAGAGATCACACGCTTCACGTATGCAAGTTTGACCACTGATACTGGTGTTACAGACACATTCGAGGTCGGTGACGTGCTGCAACTCCAAAACGCAGGTCAGTCTGTGGGTCACACCTTCGTGGTTACCGAGCACGATACTGATAACAATCACGTTTACCTCGCTAACGAGACGAACAGATACATTGGTATCATTAACGATTTGAGTAATGACCTGACTGCTATTGCAAACAATACTGCATATCAACTTGCCAAGATTCCTCCTGGTTCTAACTTCCCAAGTGTTTACACCAGCGCGATCTCTAACGTTACAATCACACCGACTTCTGCATATGGTAAGGTCGCGAAGATTGAACAAGTTGGTCTTCGTCTGATTATCCACCTGGAAGATACTAGGGGAACATTCCAGAAGAACTCTCAGATTATTGGTGACTTTGGATTCCAAGGTGCTTGTGGTGGGGCGAAATACTTACGCGGGCGCGTGAAGAGATTCTTCCGTGGTTTTGATGGTTCTCAACAGAACTTCAAGTTGACCACTGAGAACGGAACTCCTTACTTCCCAGATCCCGCAGGTCATATGATGATCTTCGTGAATGGTATCCTCCAACCTCCTGGCGGTAACAACGCTTACACGGCATTCTCTGACAACATTCAGTTCACTGAAGCACCTGCTATCAACTCCACGTTCCACGGCGTCTACGTGGGTAAACTGAGACAGTTGGATGACATCTCCTTCGACTTCGACTCGTTGAGGAACTCCTTCAACCTGAAACTGGGTGGTGTGTTCTACTCACTGACTCTGACTGAAGGTGTTCAGTCCAACACGATTAGACCTGAGAATAACATCATCTGTCAGTTGAACGGTGTTATTCAGGAACCTGGAATTGGTTTCGAGATCGTTGGTTCTAGAATCATCTTCTCCGAGATTCCTCGCGCAGGTTCGACCTTCGTTGCCTTCTCCTACATCGGTTCTGACGTTGACGTTATCGCGGCAACCGTCGTTCCTCCGATCGAATCGGGTGACATTCTGCAGATCGAAGGTGAGGACGAGAATAGAGAGGTTGCTCTGATTGAATCTTCCAACTCCCTGATCACGTTTGAATACTCAGGCGCTGTTCGCGGTCGTAACGGTCAAGCGTTGGCAGAGATTGAAAAGGGTCGCGTTACCAAGGCAATTCTTACCAACTCTGGTGATGGTTACAGTTCACGCCCACAGGTTGATGTGATTTCCTCCTCTGGTTTTGGTGCACGCATTAAGGCACTTGTTGGTCTCGCACGCATTGACGTGAAGAACGCAGGTCAGGGTTATGTTCAACCTACCGTTGCAGTCAACACGACTGTTGCAGACAACTTCTTCGCACCTACTGGTGCTCCTCTCAACGGTGGTATTGACATCTACGATCCGAATTACGTTCCTCCTGGCGAAACTGAGGCACAGGGCGAACAGGCAATCGTCATCGAATCTCAACCAGTTAACACAACTGTCAACCAAGGACAAACCGCATCGTTCACCGTGGTCGCTTCCACTAACCCTGCAGGCGGTACAATCGCTTACCAGTGGCAGAAGAAGGACTATGGAACAACTTCCTGGACTAACATCCCAGGCGCAACTAGCCCAACTTACACTACGAGTGCTACAACTCAAGGTGATGGTGGTGACGAGTTCAGATGTGGTCTCACTGCAGCGGGCGCAACTCCAACGCTCTCCAACTCTGCAGTCCTAACGATCAATATCGGTGCAACCGTGATCCCAGGATTCACCTCAGACCAGATCTTTGACGACAACTAAATAGCATTATGGACGAAGAATTCACCATCCAGTGGTCGATGAGCATTGATGAAATTCGTGCTCTTCACAACTCTATATCATATTTAATTGAGATTTGGCCTGGTTCTCCTGCTCGACCTGCTGAAGAGCAAGTGTATCTTCAGCAGTTGAAATCGAGTTTGTTTGCAATGATTATGGACTATAACTTCTCTAATATGTAACTGCTATGGCAGCAACAGGTTCTTACAACGCAGTAACAGACATCCTAACGGTAACGGGTGATGGATTACCAACACCAGTCAGTTACGGAACGTTCCCTAATGCAAATAACCCAAACTCAGTTACAAGTTATACCTTTAGTCACGCTTTTACAGATAGAGGCGGTGATAATACATCTGGAGGATCTACTGTACCTTTAGGTATTGTTGGTATTGCAGCAAATGGTGTTGCACTCTTTAATCCCAGTGCTGGTGATGGTGGAGATCCTCCAGCGGGATTTAACTGGATTGCTGCTGGACACAATCCACAGGTTAATTTTGGTGAGGATGAATGTGGTGGTCACCCTGAGCAATCGGGGCAATACCACTATCACGATGCTCATTTTATGGATTGCTGGAAAGCAAACCAGGTGATTGCTGGATATAATGATTATTATGGTTTGACTCAGTTCCAAGGTGATAACCTTCGTCACCCTGATGGGCACTCCAAGATTCTTGGTTATTGTTTTGATGGGTATCCTGTTTATGGACCCTATGGATATTCCGATCCAAATAATAATGAATCTGCTGTGCAGATTATGAAACCTGGGTATAAACTCAGAGAAGTTGAAGCAGTAAATAGACCTTCTTATAGCACATACCCTGCAGGATCCTTTATGCAGGATTTTGTGTATGACGAGTCTATTCCTGGAAGACACCTAGATTCATTTAACGGAAGGTTTGCAAAAACTCCTGAGTTCCCCTTAGGAACATTTGCTTATTTTGTCACAGTGTTCCCAGATGAATCTGAGAACATCACATATACTGTAACCGTAACAAGTGAAAGTGATGGTAATAAATACCGTTTGGATGGCAATCTATATCCTGATCTAGAGTTTGTTCGTGGTAGCACTTACAAGTTTGATCAAAGTGATGCATCAAATGCTAGTCACTCCATTCGTTTTTCTACTCAACTCAATGGTACCCACGCTGGTGGGCAAGAATATACCAATGGAGTTACTGTAGTTGGTGAGGCTGGACAAGCAGGAGCATATACTCAAATTGTTGTTCCTAATGATGCTCCAGCAACGATTTACTATTACTGTGTAAATCACTCTGGTATGGCAAATAATGCTGTCGTTACCACTAGACCTAACAAGTTTTTGGAACCTAAGTTCCCATATATGTTTGGTCTTGCATCGAAAGAGGCACTGAACATTCCTGCAAACCAAGGTATTGGTCAGGAAGAATCGGGTGGTGGTGAACAAGGCGGTGGTGAAGGTGGTGGACCAGCAGAACCTCCCTCTCTCGTTATCAATAATCAACCAACTAATGCAACTATTGCAGCAGGTGGTACTCAACAATTTTCGGTCTTGGCAATCGTCGAACCTGAAAACGGACCTATAAATTATCAATGGCAAGTATCTACTGACGGTGGCTTTGCGTGGTCAAACGTTAGTGGTGCAACCTCATCAACATATTCATTTGTTGCTCTGGCGTATATGACGGGGTATAGGTACAGATGTATCCTCACTGGACCTATTGGTGCTCCCCAACAAGCACAAAACTCTCCTTTGGCATCAAACCTTGTTATTCTCACTGTCACTGGTAGTGAGTCACAGATTGATTACACATCGATTCTCAAGTTTGACGATACTAATGGAAGATATGATGTTACCGCAGTCACATTTGATAGAGACAATACAAACCCTGGTTTTACAACAACTTCTATCAGATTAGACAGCACCAGCTATGAGTTTGACCTTACATAAATAAAACTGTAGAAAAACCCCCCTATTATGGCTAAGCAGAATCTGAATATTGGCGTTTCCGCTAATGACGGAACTGGAGATACCCTCAGAGACGGCGCTATTAAACTGAATAACGTCATCAATGAGTTGTACACCGCTCTGGGTGATAACACCAACCTGCAGATTAGTATTGGTTCTCCGTCTACCAATCAGGTTCTGAAGTGGAATGGCAGCGTCTTCACCGAAGGACAACTTGCAGTTTCTAACCTGACAGACATTGATGTTAGTGGAGTCACTAACGGTCAGGTTCTGAAATGGAACGATGCTAATGCACGTTGGCAACCTGGAGACGACTTACAAGGCGGTGGAGGTGGAGGTTCGTCTATCACGAACCTGTCAAACAATGGATCGGGTAACGTTGTTATTGACACCCACTTCCTTCCTAATACAAACGAAACTTACGACATCGGTTCTTCTACACTCAAGTTTCGTGACATCTATCTGAGCGATTCAACCATTTACTTGGGTGATACCGCGCTTTCCTCTGACCCAACAACACAAGAACTGCAGAGAAAGAAAAAGCAAGTTCATACTGTGAATAGCATTGATACTGGTGCTACTCGTACTGTTGCTTCTAAGCTTGCTTCCGAGAACTCAACTGCAGAGGAAAAGTTCCGCACTCGTTTTAGTGCAATGAAGGCTGGCACTAAGTTGGAGTTCGCTGATCCTTCTGGTGCTAAGTTTGTAGCAGATTTTGTAGACTTTACTGCTGAGAATGGCGGTGCACGTGGTTTTATTCGTGTTACTGCTGCAGGTGCAAACCAATCTCAAGAACTGAATGTTACTGGTGATATTCATATCACTTCTGTCAACAACCTCGTTTCTTTTGATGAAGGTGGTGCGATTGATCTTGGTGGTCAACCGCTTTCCTTTGGTGCTGGTCGTACAATGTCCATCGATGGTGATGGCATTTTAGAACTGCCTGCTAACAGCTCTATCCGTTTTGGTGACATTGCTTCAACCAAGACGATTGCTATTGACGCAAACGGTAACCTCGATCTTGCTGCTGGAACAGACATCCGTTTTGGTGCTGATGCTAACAAGGCAATCAAGTTTGATGGTAGCGGCAACCTTGAGATTCCTACTGGCGCTGAAATTCGTTTCGGTTCTGGTGGAACCAAGAAGATCGCTATTGACACCGACGATAACCTAGTTCTCCCTACAGATGCTGAGATTAAGGTTGGAACTAAGCGTATCAAGATCGATACCAACGGTGAGTTGCAGATCGCAAACGATGGTACTAACTTCCAAGACGTTGACCAAGGATTCCGTCGTCAGATGGGTAATGCTCCTGTAGGTGCATCCATCATCAAAGGTCACGATAACGCAACTATTCATCAACCCTCTCCTGCACTACTCTTCAGATTCTCCCCAGCAGGTGGATCTTCTGCTTACACAGTTCAGGGTCCTGGGTTTGTTGGTCCTGGTGTGAGTAATGCAACGATCGTTCTGTATCGTGGATTTACATACGTTTTGAATAACGTAGGTGGCGGTGCTCACCCATTGAGAATCCAGTCCACTACTGGTCTGGGTCAAAGTGCATATACTGCTGGTATCACTGGTTCTGAGTCTGGTGTTCAGACTTTCACAGTTCCTCACGATGCTCCAACTACACTGTACTATCAGTGTACTGCACACTCTGCTATGAATGGTACACTTGATATTCGTTGATAAATGCCGAGAACTGTTCCTGGATCTGGTGCTGTAATTGAACCCGTCTTTAATTCCATCTTTGGCGTTAAAGACGTTTTCGTAAACGATGGTGGGAGTGGGTATAATGCATCAGACCCACCAGAATTAAAAATTGCTAATTGCGGTACACCAATCCGCGAAGCAATCTTAGAACCAGTCATTCAGAATGGTCAGATTGCTGCAGTTAAAGTTCTCGACCCAGGTGAAGGTTACGATCCATTTAGAATTGACATCAGTACCGTTGGTGACGGTGCTGGTGCTGAAGCAAAAGCAATTCTATACGAGACTGATCAGTTAGCACCTGATGGTACTGTTATCGCTCCTGCTGGATCGATTCAGTATATACAAGTTTTGTCTAATGGTGATTTCTATTTTAATGATGAGACAACTGCCGTTGTTAGAGGCGGTGGCGGATCTGGAGCTGAATTACGTCCAGTTACAGGTCTGATTACTGGTTTGTCCCTGGAACAACCAGGTTCAAACTATGAACTCGGAGATATTAACCTCATTGTTTCTGGTGGCGGCGGTCAAGGTGCTACTGGTGTTGCTGAGGTTGATGAATTCGGTGTTGTTAAACAAGTTAGAGTCACCAACCCTGGTGAATTCTATGAAACTCCCCCTGTCATTCTTCTGAATGGTGGTGGTGGTTCTGGTGCCAGAGCAGTTGCCAACCTGAATCTGGGCGCTATTGAATCCATCGATATTCTTGATGGCGGCGGCGGTTATTCATCTAACCCCCAGGTTCTGTTTACTAGAAAGACCAACCTCACTAGAGCTTCTAGGAACAGACAATCTTTCAACTCAAATTTATATAATGTAACTGGTTTGTTGGGAGATGTTGGTGAAAACGACACTACCATCTATGTACAGACGACTACTCCTTACCCTGGTTCAGGCAAAATTCTTGTCGGAAGAGAGGTTATTAGATATACGGGTAAAACACTTACCTCGTTCACAGGTTGCGACCGTGCTCTTAACTTCAGATACGATCAGAAAGTAACTCTGGACTCACTGGCAAATGACAGTTACGGGGTGTCTCAGTACAATTTCAACGTTGGCGACAGGGTTGTTAGAACAACTGAGAGTGCATCCAACAAGATTGCTCGTGTTTACGACTGGATTCCATCTCAGAGAGCACTCTACCTCGTCTTTGAGGTTGATGAACTTGCTTTTATTGATGGTGGATCTTCCCAGGTCAAGTCACAGGTTATTGACTTCACTGGTGGTGTGTCCTCAGCGTCTGCCACTGGTGTTGCACCACACAATACTGTGGAAGATATTGGTGAAAGAATCGTCACTTTAACGGTTCCTATCAGTTATATCCAAGACAGATCGTTTGAAGATATTGCGGAATTGCAAGGACTTGGTGATGGTATTCCCGATTTGATCAACACAAATACAGACTTTGAAGGCGAGATCAACCTTGATGGTGGTATCGCATCTTCTCTGTATGGTATTGAAGAGACAGTTGGTGGACAGAACACTACTCTGTTTGCTGTTGGTGACCAAATGTCTGATGGTTCCAACCCACCTCTTGCACCCACAGTGTCCATCGCTGGACAGTTGGGTGATGGTGATGTACACGATGCAACAGTTGAGTTTACATTCAGACTTCTTGCACCAACCACTGGTAACTATACCATCGGTGAAACTGTAACAGGTTCGATTACAGGTATCTCCGCGACAGTTGAAGGTTGGAATTATGCAACCAAGGTATTGACTGTCGGATCCATTGTTCCAAACTCAGGTAATTACCTTTGGAACAAGAACGAACTAATAACGGGTGGATCATCTGGTGTTGTGGGAACGATCCAAGAGATCAATTTCCCAACATTCGTCAGAAACGAACCCGACTAACCCCTATAAATAAAGAGAAGGTAGATTCTGTTCAATGGCACTACTTACTGACCAATTTAGAATTTTTACTGCGGAAAAATTCATCAA